AGAGCCATGGAGGCGCGTGGCCAAGGACGCCATCAGAACGTTCTTCGCCTCTCCCGAGTTCCAGACGTTGCTCGACGACGTGTACGACGAAGGCTACGAGGCGGCCGGAAAGGACGCCAGGGGCGAAAACGAAGGCGAGGAGCCGCGGTGAGCGTCAACGTGCCGCTGCATAAATGGCGGTCGGCCGATCCGGCCATCCTGATCGGCCGCCGCTGCATCGCCCGAACCGACCAGGACGTCATCATCGACGGCCGGCTCGAACTCATCCGACATCCGGACGGCGCCGCCAGCCTCCGCTTCCAGGGCATCGGAAACGACATCATCTCCCACGATCCGAACACATGTTCCAACAGCATGAGCGCCGGCATACGAAGCCTCGCCATCTACGGAAAGGAATGAAACCAATGAGAAACACCATCTGCGCCACACTCACCGCCATCACCCTCACCCTCTGCACCGCGCTCGCGGGATGCGGCAATGCATCCAAGACGTCGACCCCGGCCCACGCCATCGCCGCCACCGGCACCACATGCTCCAAAATGTCCAGCGACAACATCAAGGAATGCATCGTCACACTGTCCGACACGAGGCAAGTGGACTGCGTCGTCTACTCGGGCTACAAGCAGGGCGGCCTGTCATGCGACTGGAGCCATGTGAGCGGCGCGGACAAGGAGCCACAGTGAAAATCTGGTCGCAATGCGGCGCCGTATGTATCGCACCAGAGGACGACGAGGAACGGCAGGCGTGCGAAATCGCCGTCAACGCCCTGCTCAGATGGTCGGCGGAACACGACAAGGAAAAGGAACAACAATGAAAGACAGTGAAGCAGACATCGCCATCGGCGTGCTCAACAAACTCATCGACCAGGAACTCGAAGCCGTCCGCGCCGCGACAAGGGACGGCAATACCCCCCTTCGGCGGCTACGCCCAGACCCGACACAACGCCTTCCTCTACGCCAGGGACGAGATCAGGAAGGCGCTCGCCGCAGCCGTGGATGAAAGGGGTGCGGGAAATCCGTTCCTGCCGCAGCGTGACGAATTGGTCACGCAGGATATGCACACCTGCGATTTGTGCGGCCAGTGGTGTTCAAGTCCCGTCTATTCCATAGGCCTCATCTATGGCGGCCAGGCGAAGACATTCACCGAGGTGTGCGCCGACTGCATGTGGCGTCTCAAATTCCAGCCGGTCAAAACCATCCCGCTGGACATTTACCGGCTTTTTGAGAAGTGGTTGGACGAGCAGAAGGAGACGGAGCGGTGAGTAGGAAATTTAAGGTAGTGCCGGTTATGTACGCGGTAAGCGGAAGCGCGTACACGCTGAAGCTGCAGAATGCGGAAGCGCTCGCCGGTCTGCTTTCCGGCGGATGGAGCGTGATGCGCACCGACGTGTTGCCGGGACTCGGCGGCAAAGGCGAGTACGAGGTGGAGCCGAACATATGCTATGAGCCATCATTCCCGCCGACAATCGTCTACATCCTTGAGAAGGAGGCGAAATGATGAACAGCATCAGTCGTAACAAACGGCGCTCGCCGCATGCGTGCCGGAGCGCGGTCGGGATATTCATTTGCGCGAGCAATGGCAGGATAGAGCATTGCGTCATCTGCGGCAGGTGGTGGAAGCTGTACGCTGCGTCCTCGCATCTGACCATCTGGACCGAACCGCCCGGATGGGTGGTGTGGCTGCTGCGACACAAGACCCGGAAGGCCATGCACAATCAACAGAGAAAGGAATCGAAATGAGCGAGGAAACACTGGAACCGCCGCTCCCGCCTATCGACGCGAGAACCGAAGCCGTCGCCGAACGCCTGTTCGGACTCAAATTTGCACTCCGCAAGGACGATCCGAAACACATCCACGACGAATGGGAGCATGCGGCCGACTGGATCCGCGACGGATACCTGCGCCAAGCCATCGAAGTGCTCGCCACCGCCGACCGGACACAGGCCGCGAGCGCCGACGGATCCGATTATGAGGAGCGGATGCGCGTCGAATACCGTGAGTTGACCGCTCGTGCCGGCAGGCTCAGGGACATGCTGCAGCGGTATGCGGATGGCACGCTTGACTTCGAGCCTACCTGTCCGATCACTCTGCTGAGCAGGCAGCTCGACGTCATGGACGAATACGCTCTCATCCTCCGCAGGCGCGCCAACATCGAGCGCATCAGTCTTGTCAGGCAGCGCATCGACACGGCCGTCAGGGGCTCCAATGAGTGGCGCGGCCGAACGGATCCGCGCATGGAACACGGAAACCGACAAACACAAAAGAAAAGCAAAGGAACGATGAACCAGTGAAAACGAAGAAAATCCTCGTGGACATGATCATGAAATGGCACCAAGCCGGATACTCAACCGACGAAATCGCGCCACTGGTGCCACAAATACCGAAGCCCGAAATCCAAGCCATCATACAACACCGCGAATAAACAAGAAACCCGACCTTCCGTCCGGGCTCCTGACATCACCACCAGAAGACTACCACGCCGGAGGGAATCGAACAAATGGACGAACGAAACAACGAATTCCAACCAACACCAAAGCCACAGCCAGCACAAACCAGCCAAAACAAGCCAGCGCTCGCCGGTGTGTGCCTCGTCTGCGGCGGTGGATGTGCTGTCGGCGACACCATGTGCGCGAAATGCGATGGACTGATGCGTGGCTGGCTGCGGGAATATCCGGCGTGGTTGGATTCGCTGCATGAGTTCCTGGATTCGACCGCGCATTACGGAGGCCGCCAGTCTGGACGCGTCAACCTTCCAGTCGCGCCGACGCCGATCCGATTGCCGGTGCTCGACCACATGCAGGAGGTCGGGGACATGGCGGTCTCATTGTGGCGCAGACTGTACGCGCCATCGGCGATGCCATGGGCGAACGGCCGGATCCATCCGTCCCTGCTGGAATGTTTGAGCGTCTGCGCCGCATGTCCACGGTTGAACCGGCTTCCGGACATCGACATCATCTGGCATGACTGGGAATCATTGGCGCGCACGACCTTGTCCATCATCGACGTGCCGCCTTCCAAGCACGGCATCGGCAGATGCCCGAACCCATTGTGCGGTGTCGAACTGTCGGTGCCCATCGACGCGGTCGAGGTCACCTGTCCCGTATGCGGCGGCACTTACCGCGTGGTGGACGTGCGGCTCGGCTTCCTGAAGGAGTGCATCGCATCCGGCAAGGCGTTCACGGCAGGGGAATGCGCCGAACTCCTGCGCGAATGCGGATTCCAGTGCAGTGTGAACACGATCTACTCGTGGCGCAAGCGCGGCAGGCTCCAGCCGGTCGGCAAAAACGCGAAGGGGCAGCCGTTGTACAGGCTCTCTGACGTGCATGGACAGGTCGTGCGGCGTGGCGTGATTTGACATTTTTCGAAGTGCAAGGCACGATTGTCAGTGGATTAGAGGGTTCAAACCGAGGACATGCGGTTTGAACCCTTTTCGTATCCACCTTGGATTCTCCTAACTCCTTGGGCTACGTAACACCGTCCTGTCCGAACGGCATATCGGACACGCTCCGCCCACTCACG